AGGATTTACAGACTGAACTGGTTGTCGATGAAACATCGGGTGTCGATACCACAACAAATACAGCGTTACAAAACGCTGATTGGGAGAAGGATTACTTTACGTCTTCGCGTCCTTGGGAACAAAAGGGCGCGGCGATTACTATTCCGCTCGGGACTTCGGCACCTATTCGGGGTATTGCGTGGAGCCAAACAGGTGGTACTCCGACGACTGCTGGGACAATGACGCAAACCGGTGGTGTGACTGCTACTGCGTCTAACACCGACAATAACCGGTGGTATGTTACTGATGGTCAGCGGGCTGCGTTGATCCGTGAGGTTGGTGCTCAGGGTACAGGTGTTCCTAATATAACGGCGGACCTTAGTGGTGTCTCGGCAATTACTATTAATGCCCTTCGAGAAGCTATGGCTCTCCAGCGTTATGCGGAAGCTCGGGCTCGTTACGGTTCACGGTACACGGAATATCTCAGATACCTTGGTGTTAGAAGTAGTGATGCCAGACTTCAGCGACCGGAGTATCTTGGCGGTGGAAGGCAGACTATCCAGTTTTCTGAAGTACTGCAGACTGCTGAGGGAACCGACCCAGTCGGCGAAATGCGTGGTCATGGTATTGCGGCCATGCGATCAAATCGTTACCGCAAGTTCTTCGAAGAGCACGGATACATAATTACTCTCATGACTGTGCGGCCGAAGACGATCTACGCGCAGGGTCTATTTCGCCATTGGAACCGGCGTGTGAAAGAGGATTTTTGGCAGCAGGAGTTGCAGCACATCGGCCAGCAGGAGATTCTCAATAAGGAGGTCTATGCTCCTCATGCGTCGCCTGAAGCGACGTTCGGTTATCAGGACCGCTACGACGAGTATCGGCGTAGCGAGAGTCTGATTTCTGGTGAGTTTCGTGATACAACGTTAGACCATTGGCATCTTGCGCGTATCTTTTCCAGCTCGCCGGCGTTGAACGCGTCGTTTGTGTCGTCGGTACCCACTAAGCGTGTGTTCGCGTCTCAAAGCACGGATAGCTTGTACGTCACTTGCAAGCATTCGATCCAGGCGCGGCGCATGGTAGCTGCTATCGGGAAGTCTTACATCTACTAATCTGGTTATTCTTTTTACTTGGAGGTTACTTGTATGCCTATCGATCCTAACGATCCGGGGACATTGGATATTGAGGAGGTCCTGGCTGCGCCTTCTCGCCGTTTGGGCGATCCGCTCCCTGGGACTGAGCAGCCTTTTGTGCGCGAGCAGTCGGTTCAATCTCGATACCTGGACGCGGCTGGCCGCGAAATTCCGAATCCTACCCCGCTGGCGCCGCCAGTGGGATACGTGAAGCGGCCGACTATCGCTGAGCAAATGCGCCAGATGATCCGGCAGGCCTCGTATGAGGCCGCGAATATGGGCGCGGAAACTGAGGAAGAAGCCAACGACTTCGATGTCGGCGAGGATATGGAACCGAATTCCCCCTGGGAGCACGACTTCGACATCGATCCTGCCTACGAAATGATGCTCGCTCGGCAATCCGCTCCACCGCGCCCAGAACCAGCTCAGGAAGCCCCTGGGGCGTCAGCCCAGGCGCCGTCCCCAACCGCTGCCGCCGCAGCGGTTACCAAGGGCTCCTAAGGGCGTGGGGGACCCGCTGACCGCGCGGGTTCCCCCACTTCCCGCCGAGCCCCTTTTTTGCGATCCAGCCGGGATCGCTGCGCGGTAGCGCATTCCAGACTAACAGTGCACTCCTTGATGTGCACTGTTATAGGTGACAGCCAAGGACACCGGATATGGCACGTAGACGTGATAGTCAGCGCGATCTCTCAAACCCCAACTCTTTTCGATCGCTAGACTCTCTGCTGACGTTCAAACTTCGTCCTCCACCGGTGCTCCTGCCTGTCCCTTCTTCGTCCCCACAATCTGTCCGCGTGGCTGGTGATCGACGGCTGTTCAGGCCGGACGTGGGGACGGTGGCGCCTGCGGCCGTGAGGCCCGGCGCGAGCCGCGTCGTGGCGGATCAGCGTCCGCGGGGTACGGCGCGGCTCAAATTTGCTGACCCTCAGTTTGTTGCGATTTGCGCTCGGCGGACTATTCGCCGGGAGGTTTTGCACGCCTTGAAGCGCACTAAGAAAGGCGCAGGTGCTAAGAAACGTCGAAACTTTTGGAGTGCTATTTCATGCTCCCGGAACTAATTAGCGCCGGTTCGCAGATTATCGGTGGGATTATCGGTAAGAACTCTGCGGAAAAAGCGCAGAAACAGAACATTCAGTTACAGAAGGACTTCGCACAACATGGAATTCAGTGGCGGGTAGAGGATGCGAAAGCCGCTGGCATTCACCCTCTTGCGGCGCTCGGCGCCCAAACTACTTCGTTCTCACCCATCTCAGTTGGCGGCGACCCTCTTGCCGCAGGGATTTCCGGAGCCGGACAGGATATTTCCCGGGCTGTCAATGCTACCCGTGGGGCTTCGGCTCGCCTGGACGCGTATACGAAAACGGTTCAAGATTTAAACGTTCGTCGGATGGGCTTGGAAAATGATCTTTTGGCCTCACAGATTGCGAAAATTAACCAGACCGGTTCTCCGCCTCCAATGCCTTCGGCTGGCGATCGCTATTTGGTGGAGGGACAGCCGCAATCGGGTCTTACTTCTCCACTTGTACAGGACCAAGCCCTCTCGCGCGTTGCTGGCGCCCCCGGTGCCCCTCATTCTGAGGCTGGCGCTGTTACGGACCTGGGATACGCGCGGACTCGTTCTGGTTGGGCGCCTGTCATGTCTAAGGACTTTCAAGAGCGTTCGGAAGAGGACTTCCTCGGCGGGCTCGCGTGGAACATTCGCAACCGTCTTGGCCCAAGCATGTTTGCGTCGGCGGGCGATCCGCCTCCCGTAGTTCATAATGCGGACGAGTACTTTATCTACAACCCAGTTGCCCAGGAATATCAGTTAGTTAAGCGGAGTCGGCCCGCATACGGCTTTAAGCGCTGGGCACAATAGGAGGTTCTAACATGGCATTTCGTCGCAAGCGTCGGTTTCGCCGCAGCTTTAAGCGTCGTTTCTCGCGTCGTCGTGGTCGCGCTGGGCGTTCCAGCCGGCCAATGCGTATCGGCTTTAGGATGTAGCCTTGTTGCTGTGTCGTAACCCATACATGGCGCCTGGGGGGAATGCATATGGCTGTGGCCAGTGCATGCCCTGCCGGGTCAACCGTCGTCGTATGTGGACGCACCGGATTATGCTGGAAGCCAAATTACACGGTGACAACAGCTTCTGGACACTCACATATAGCGATACGAATTTACCAATCACCGAGAAGGGATTGTACACGCTTAATCCAAAGGATTTGACGTTGTTTTTGAAACGGCTTAGAGAGGATTATAGCCCATCGAAATTGAGGTACTTTTATGTCGGTGAATACGGAACCGAAACCGGTAGGCCCCACTACCATCTTGCTCTCTTTAATTACCCCAAGTGTGAGCGCGGCGTTACTCAGCCTAACAGAAGAGGAGATTGCTGCAGTATTTGCGACCGCGTCCGAACAATCTGGTCTCAAGGAATCGTATATTCGGGCAACCTGGAGGATGCTAGCGCAGCGTATATCGCGGGCTACGTCACAAAGAAGATGACATCTAAGGGAGATCCACGGCTATGCGGGAGGCACCCAGAATACGCCCGAATGTCTTTGAAGCCTGGGATTGGTGCTGGCTTTATTCCGGAGGTTGCTTCCGCTCTTCTCACGCACAATTTAGAGGAGCTGACCGATGTGCCCACATCTTTGCGGCACGGGTCCCGTGTCGAACCGCTCGGCAGGTACTTGACGAGGCAGCTGCGGCTGCAAGTCGGAAAAGACCCAAATGTCCCGATGGAAGTTATTCAGGAAGCTCAGGAGAAAATGCGTCCTCTGCAGGAAGCTGCGAGGTTTCAGGCGCCCAAGGGTCTTTATTCGGAGACGTACAAGGCGCTGATACTTGATGTTCATGAGGGCCGTTACTTACAGTTAGAAGCGAAACAACGCTTTTCGAAGAAAAGGGAAAGTCTATGAAGCGGAGTAAGTTCAATCTGTCGTATACGAAGCTGCTCACTTGCGACATGGGTGAGCTTGTTCCGATTGGTCTTACTGAGGTGTTGCCGGGTGACACTGTTCAACAGTCTACATCGTCGCTTATTCGTTGCTCGCCTCTTTTGGCTCCGGTTATGCACCCTGTGCGTGTGGCGATCCATCATTGGTTTGTTCCGCACCGAATTATCTGGGAAGACTGGGAGGATTTTATTACCGGGGGGCCGGATGGCATGGATGCCAGCGTGTTCCCCACCATTGCTATGCCGGGCGGAGGTGGTGCTGCGATCGGGTCTCTTGCCGACTACCTCGGTGTGCCAACGGGTGTTAATTCGCTCTCGGTGTCGGCGTTGCCCTTTAGAGCTTACGCCAAAATCTGGAATGAGTTCTATCGGGATCAGGATTTACAGACTGAACTGGTTATCGATGAAACATCGGGTGTC